CAAGCAAGTAACGGGTACAAACATTGGAACCAATGCCATTGTTCGCGGCATCAGTGGAACCACAATCTATTTGACCGTAGCCAATAGCGGTACAGTCAATACTACAGTTACCTTCCAAGGCGACTATTTGTACCTACTTAACAAAGATGTTAACTTTGTCCGTGAAGCGTATCCGTTAAGTTCTGTGGTATCTGAGCCTAAGCACTACGCTATCTTTGGCCCGCAGTCAGCCAACGTTAATGAACTGTCGTTCATTCTTGGCCCTACACCTAATGCCAATTACTACGCAGAACTGCATTATTACTACTACCCAGAGTCTATTGTGTCAGCCTCAACCACATGGTTAGGTGATAACTTTGACTCTGCGTTGTTGTATGGCACTCTTGCTGAAGCTGGAACATACATGAAGAGCGCACCGGAAGATGGCATGTACAAGGTTTATCAAGAGCGGTACGTTCAAGCTATTGCACTCCTCAAGAACTTGGGTGATGGCAAGCAACGTGCTGATGCTTATCGTGATGGTCAAGTTAGGGTTCCTGTATCGTGAGTAACATTCTCCAAACCCAGACGACCAGCTTTAAAACGCAGTTGTATACAGCCGTCCATAACTTATCCACGGATACGTTAAAGATTGCCCTGTACACGGCTAATGCTGATTTAAACGAATCAACTACTGTTTACACAACCTCCGGTGAGGTCACCGGAACTGGATACGTTGCAGGCGGGGTAGCTTTGACAGGCGTAACCATTAACTCGTCTGGATTTACAGCCTATGTAGATTTTGCAGATGTGGTATTTAACGCATCGGTAACGGCTCGTTGCGCTTTGATTTACAACGTAACTCAGGGCAACAAATCCATAGCTGTGTTGGACTTTGGATCTGACAAAACCTCTACCAATTTCACCATCACAATGCCTGCTAACACAGCGACAGCAGCATTGATTCGTTCTTCTAATTAAGGAGTCTCACATGAGCTTGGACAAAATGACCGCTACAGACCAAGTAGCCGCAACTACAAAATACAACACAATGCCTTCTGATGAGATGGCTATCAATGGTACATACCATGCTGTTTGCTACGGCGCTGATGGTCAAATTAAATGGGATGCTCCTATTGAAAACTTGGTTGTTACGGTTGGTAAGAACTTAACTTTGGATACTATCCTTGGCAACTCAGCCGCTGGCGCAGTTGTAATGGGCTTAAAAGGTACGGGTACAGCCGTAGCCGCAGACACACAAGCTTCTCACGCAAGCTGGTTAGAAGTGGGTGGCACTAACGCTCCTGCATATTCTGGAAACCGTCCTACGCCATCGTTTAGCGCGGCTTCTGCTGGTAGCAAAGCTACATCTTCTGCCGTGTCATTCTCTATGACCAGCACAGGCACTGTTGCGGGTTGCTTCATCAACATTGGTGGTAGCGCAACTAAAGACTCAACGACTGGCACATTGTTCTCTGCTGGTGATTTTTCTAGTTCTAAATCTGTTGTTAACGGCGACACAATTGCAGTTACATACACATTAACATTGACTTGATATGGCGTTAGCTTGGGGTGACGGCGCATGGGGTAATAACGCATGGGGCGGTGGAGAGACTTTCACTGTCAGCGTTACAGAAACTGCCCTACTCGCTGATGCGCCTGCGGCTGGGTTGTATATTGAAGTAAGCGTTACGGAGTCTTTGACAAACGGGACGGCTTGGGGTGCGGATACTTGGGGTTCTGGTCTGTGGGGTGGTACGACAGGCATTCAGGATATTCAGACTGTAGCTCTGACGATGAATGTGTCTGCAAGCGACTCAATGGCTATTGACGAGGTTGAGTCTGCTGTAGCTGGGTTTGCTGGTGCAGTAATTGAAACAATCGCTATTGTTGATGTAAATACGGCAATAACTAGCTACAACGTCAGTGTGACGGATAGTCAGGCCATAACAGATAGCGAGGCCGCGCAGACAAGTTATAACGAAAGCGTGTCAGAGTCGGTTGGGATTATGGATGTAGAGACAGCGGTTGCTACATTCTTAGGTAATATATCGGAGTCAATTGCAATAGCAGAAGCACAGGTGGCTGTGCTGATTATGACCATCACGGAAACGATGGCGGCTGCGGATAGCTTGACTGTAGGAACATATTATCAAGAAAGTATCAATGAATCTGCGGTAATTACGGATATAAATGGTGGCATAGCAAACTACAACGTAAGCCGTTCAGAAACGATGGCTATAACGGAAATAAACGGTGGGCGATATTTGTGGGAAATTATTGATGACACAGAGGTCGCAAACTGGCAAAATATCAGCAATCCGCAAACACCGGGCTGGGCTGCTGTTGATACAACGGAATCGCCCGGTTGGACACAAATTTCTACACAGTAGGAGCATTAAATGGCAAATACGGCACTAATCGGCCTCACGCTACCAGCCACGGGCACATTGTCCGGGCAGTGGGGCGACACAGTTAACAACGCCATCTCGCAGATTATTGACGTTGCCGTTGCTGGTACGCAGACAATCTCCACTGATGCCGACATCACATTAACCCTGACTACAGGCACATACGCAAGCACGGGCCTGACAGGCAATAGCTCACAGTACGCAGTTATCCTCTGGACTGCTGGCGGTACAGCGACCCGAACAATTACAGTCCCTGCACAGTCTAAGACTTATGTTGTTATCAACAAAACGTCTAGCACCCAATCAATCATCATCCAAGGTACAACCGGAACAGGCGTTACTGTAGCGGCTGGTACACGGGCTATCGTGGCTTGGGACGGCACTAACTTTGTTAATGTGGGCGGCGGCTCTGCTGCTGGTTCAAACACTCAGGTTCAGTTCAACAGTTCTGGTGCTTTTGGTGCTTCTTCTGCTCTGACATGGGACGGCACAATCCTGTCAGCCACTAGGTTTGCAGGTGCTTTAAACGGTACTGTGGGCGCAACAACTCCTGCGGCTGGTGCGTTTACTACCCTAACAGCTACAATTCCAGTTGCGGCTACATCGGGTGGCACAGGACAATCTAGTGCGTTTACACAGTATGGTGTAACTTATGCGGCTAGTACCACTGCATTAGCTACTACGGCGGCTGGAACAGCAGGGTATGTCTTAACTGCTAATTCTGGCGCAGCACCAACTTTTCAAGCACCAGCGGCTACAGGCGTATCCCAAGCCAAAGCCACAATGATTTCATTTATTTTCGGATTCTAAGGAGCTTTAAATGGCAAACCCAAATCTCTTAGCCGCGACCACAGCTTCCGGCACAACAACTTACTACACACCCGGCGGCACATCGGCTGTTGTTCTTGTACCTAATGCCGCATCTAGCGGTCAGGTCTTCAAAATCAATCAGATCGTTGCGGCTAACGTGAACGGCTCTGCGGCTGTGGATGCTACGGTGTCTATCTACACTAACGGTGCTGTGGCTCAAGGCTCTGCTCCTGCGGGCGGTACGGCTTACCCAATCGTGTCTACAGTGTCTGTCCCTGCTGATGCTTCGTTAATCGTGACTGATAAAACCACTGCGCTTTACTTGATGGAAGGCACATCAATTGTTGTTACGTCCGGCACAGCCAGCGGTATTACATACAGCATAAGTTATGAAGTCATAAGTTGAAATAGGGGTTACAGATGTCTAATCGCTACAAAGGCGCGGTCATTTCCGCAACGCCACCTACGACTACGGGTGGTGAATCAGGCACTGCGTCTGGCGCATGGACATTAGAACAACAGATGCAGGCGCAAGCGGCAGGTCTGTGGCCTAGCCCCCCTCCACCTAATTACATTGAAGACGTTTTCTCGACTTACTTGTATACGGGTAACGGCTCAACGCAGACCATCACTAACGGGATTAACTTGTCTACCAAGGGTGGGTTGGTTTGGATTAAAGCAAGAACAGATACCTCTGGGGGTGCGACAGCACACGCACTTGTTGATTCTGCACGTGGTACAAGTAAATGGCTTTCTTCAGACGCAACTAGCGCAGAAGCAACAAATGCTAATTTAGTAACTGGATTTACAACATCTGGTTTTAGCGTTGGTAATGCGCCATATTGGGGAAATGAAAACACAATTCCATACGCCTCATGGACATTCAGGGAGCAATCAAAGTTCTTTGACATTGTTACCTACAGTGGAAATTCAATAGCAGGTCGCGCTATTCCTCACAACCTTGGTTCTGCACCCGGTTGTGTAATCATCAAAGTACTGAACACTTCTGGTGAAAGTTGGGTTGTTTGGCATAGAAGTGGAACACAAGACAATTCGACCGGCGCGTATTTGAACGGTACAAATGCATACAGTAATAAAGGGCAATTTCTCTGGGGGCCAAGTGGTGGAACGCCAGACATGAATGCGTCTACTTTTTCTGTTGGCGACAATACAAACAATAACCAAACAGGTTACACATATGTTGCCTACCTATTTGCCCACAACGCAGGAGGCTTTGGCCTAACTGGTACAGACAATGTGATTTCGTGTGGGTCTTATACGGGTAGCAATTCTAGTGATGTAACTGTAAATCTTGGATATGAGCCGCAATGGGTGCTTATCAA